AACGGTTTCATTTGCCGAAACGGTTTCGTCTGTTTTCAACAAATATCCTTTGTCAAGGTAAAATTTTAGCACTGGATTTTGTTCAAGTTGCTTAATTTCGGTAATTTCGTTTGGCAATAGCGTAATATTACCTACGCCGATTGGCTTGTTTGTCATATTTTTCACTAACATATTTATCCACCTTTCTATATCCCAGGAATAATCAGCGCCGACAGCGGATAATAAATAATTGCACCAGCTGTTCGTGCTTCGCAAAGTATGATAAACTCTAGCTTTTCGGGCTGTACTGGGTGCTGTATGAACATCAACGGCATTTCTATGGCTAATTTTGTGGCATCGTTTGTAAATAAAAACGCCACATCAAGCCCTGCGGCTGCGTATGGCGTTATGTTCGCATTTGCGTTTAGTTCTGGCACTTTTACAATATCTTTTAGCTGTGTCATGTTGGATAAAATCCATTGTTTGATTGAAACATCGCTTGCATCCGAGCGTGGCGTGTGTGATAGATAATTCCACGCATCGGCTGGCAGAGCCAATGTATCGGGCATTTCAACCGATAATGTTAACTTGTCAACGAACGTTAGCATTGCCGCTACATCGTTTAGGCATTCTTCGGGCGTTTTGTCCACGAATCTTGTGCTTGTGCCTTTTGCGTTCATTGGTAGCGTGTACAGCGGAATATTGTTTCCCTCGCTTAACACGCCCTGCAAGCCAGTTTGCTTGTCGCCAGCCCATGCAATATCGTTGATTTTGCGGTCGATTGCGTAACGTGCCGAATCGCCCTTGCGAACGTCAAGCGATTTGCCAGCCATTTTGCTTGCTCGCATCTCTTGCACAGAATAGCCGTACGAAATGCCGATTGGCTCAATTTTGGCTGTAACTGGCTCGCCCTTGACATCGGCGCGCGGTAAGTCGGTTGCGTAATTGTGGATAATTTGGGCGAATCCTGTTTTGTCGTAGCTGTAGTAGGTTATCGTTTCTGCACCTGCATCAGTTTCGCTTGAAACAGGAAACAAGTTTAATGCCGAAAAACGAGGATCCAACTTGTCGTACGTATGTGCTTTTACATAATCCAGTTCACGTGCGAAGAATACGCTTGCATCTTCGTTGCTGTCAAACCGCAAGCCCTCTGTTGCCAGCATTGCCGATAAGTTGCTTGATTTTAGTGCGTTGTAGTCGGCTTGGTCATAACTTGTATGTGCTTTTGTTTGTTTCATTGGGTTCACTCCTATTCTTGTTGTTGGTTGAATATTTCTATTGGGGCAATGTTGCTTGAAGAATTTCCTAGAAATTGGGCTTTTATTGGAATGGCGTTTGCCGCAACGTTTGTGAAATATCCTACAAAATCGCCACTTGTTATCAAATAAACTTTATCGCCATATTTTGGCTCGATGTTGGGTTCGATTCGTGCGTACGCCTTGCCAAACCGCAATACGCCTACCGTTTCGCTAGGTTTAATCGCTATTTCGCCTTGCATATTCTGCTCGGAGATATGCCCTGTTAGTATAAGACCCTCAAAGTCGGCGGCTGTGCTGTTTTCGGTGGGCAATGTTACTTTTCGCCCTGGCGATTCGCTGTCAACGACAACGCCCATTCCAAATTTTAATGGAACAGGCGAATCATCCAATGGTACAAAAGTTCGGCTGTTGACGGAATGCGGCGAAACATCGTATAAGCCGCCAGCAATGCCGATTTGTTTTTGGTATGAATAATTTAGTTGCATTATTTTTTACCTCCTAAATAATTATTTTGCATTTTTTGCCTTGCGGTTGCGGCGGAAGATTTGCCTGTTGCTCCAAGGTCGTCATTGCGTTGGTTCGAAATTGGATTGCCGTAAATGCTGCGTTTTTGCTTTGTTGTCGATTTTTCCCTTTTTTGCTGGGTTTCTAGCATATCAACAGCCACATTAAATGCGGCATCACGATAGACATCGCTTTTGCCGTCCAGCTTGACGCTTGGCGTTACTTTGCGGATTATCTTGTTTTTTACTTGGTTGACTGTCATGTTTTCTAAGCCGTCAAGGTTCAAGCGTTGAGCAATGCTTATTACTTTGGAGCGTTCTCGCACTTCTCGCTCAATTTGGGCTTTGCTGTCTGCTCGGCTTTGAAATCCCATTTGTTTTAGGCTTTTTGCCGAAATTTTTAGTTTCATTTTGGGGTTTTTGCCGTCTTTACGGCGATTGCCGTCCTTGCGGTCAAGTTGTTCGGCTGGCACTTCTACTATGATGTACTCGGTTTCGGTTTCGCCTTCGTCCTCGTTTTCTTCTTCGTCAGCTGATTCTTCTTCGGTGTCGCTTGACAAAAAATCTTCGTCATCGTCTTCGTTCGTGGTTTCGTTTGGCGAAAAACTATTGTCCGCGTGCGATTCATTGATAATGTTGAAAAGTTCCGTCATATCTTCATCCATTGCTTTCATTTCTTCGAGGGCGGATTCTAGCGTTGTTGGCAACTCTTCGCTATCTCGGCGGTCTTTTCTGTCCATTATTTCCTTTAGGTTGTCCAGCCAATCGGTTGGCGTTTCGGAAAAATCGTTATCGGTGGCGGTTTCTTCAATGTCGTTGTCAATGTTTTCTTCTTCGTTATCGAAGGTTTCTTCCTCGTTGTCGATATTTTCCCCTGCCCGTCCGGCAGGCGGGTCTAATAGCGGCGTTTCTTCGCTATCCTTGCGGCGTTTTTTCTTACCACCGACAAACCCGTCTCGCACAAATCTGGTAAAAGTACTTATTTTGTTTGTTTTTTTCTTTTGCATTTTCAATGCTCCTTTCCCATTTTGGGGTATATTTTGTGTTTCATTGTTGCCTGCCCGTCCGTCAGGCGGGCTGTCTTTTTGGTCAAGATTAAGGCGAGCGGTTTCTCCTGCTCGTGCTTCGCCCACCAAAGCTAGGTGGTTAATTTGAATATCTGTTTGAATTGCATCGTATTTTTCGCCCAGATATTCGCCAGGTTCTTCTATTAGGTTCATTTTGTAGCCTAGCGAAAGTTCTCGCAAGCCGCTATTTTTGACCTTTTCTATCTCGTGAATTATTATTTTGGCTCGGACTTTGTCGCCGTCTACTGTGCCTGTGGTTAGCACCGTGCCTACAATTTCACGGTTTAGGTTGTCTTCGGTTATCCAACCTGCATCGTGGGTCATTATTATGGGCTTGCCCTCGTAGGTTGCTAGGCTTTTTGGGTCGAAAACGTGCGTTGGCAAGCGGAGTTCTCGGCGTGGGCTGCCGTCTTCGTTTTTGTAGTCGAAAACTCCTATTTTTGTTACTATTGGCTTGTCTATTAAGTAGCCCTCTTCTGTGAAGTAGGTTGTGTCTAGGGGGATTGAGTCGGTTCTTTGTTGCATTTGGTCATCTCCTTTATTGTGATTTATTCGCTGGAATCGATAAAAACTGCTTTTTCCACAAAAGTAATTCCGTGATAATGGAGAAAATATTGCTTTGTAGCGTATTCTGCTTTGCTTTTGCAAGTTGTGTTCCATTTTTCGTAGGCTATTTGGGGAAAATACAGGTCGCATATTTGCCTAAATTCGCCTTTTTTTTGTATTGTAATCTGCACAATGTCGCTGTCGTCCAACTTATCAAAACGGATTTTACGAAATGTCGTTTCTAATTCTAGCGACAACTTTTTTAGTTCGTGCAACAGGGTTTTTATGCCATATTCTCGCTGTAGTTCTGGCTTATAAATACATTCGAAAAAATATATCAAAGTAACTATTTGCAAAAATATTATTATTACAAACAGCTCCACAGAGACTGAACGGACGGCAATCATTAGTAATGGCAGTATTTGCATTATTAACACGCTTAATCGGATTTGCTTGGATATTTTCATGTAGTAATATTCAACGTAAAATTCCGTTAGTTTCGCTTGTTTGTAGAACGGCAAAAAATCCTCTGCTGTTGTTGGCGGCATGGGGATTTTTCTTGGTGCGTTTGGTAGCCCCATTTGGGTTGCTCCTTTCTGTTTGGTTTAACGCAAAAAAAGCCCTACTGTAAAGGCTTTTTTGCATTGGTTTAGTTTGTCTTTAAGCTGGATTGGCTTGGTTGCTAGGCTCGTATCCCTTTTTCTTGCATGACTTTTCTGCTTTCTACTATCTGCTGGTACTCGTCCCAAGCCCATTGTGGGGCATCTTCTTTGGGAGATTTTTTCATAATTGGGCTGCTAGGGTCATATTTAGAAAATCCACTCGAAATAAACCTTGGACATCTGGTAGCCCCTCTTGCTACAACATTTTCCATAATTACATCATCCTTTCATATTCTTGCATTATCGCACAACTTAAGCTGTTAGCCTTATTACCATTAAACCATATATCAGTAAAAGCCTCCGCTAGTGTTTCCGCTGGTAGAGTAATTGCATAACCCGATATTGAAGCTATTTTAGGGTCTCTTTGTGTCTGTAGCGTAGAATTATTGTATTGATTTATTAACGTTGATTTTGCCACTTTTTTTGAAATATCGTCTAAGTTATGCATTCCTCTAACAATTTCATCATTGGTTAATTTAACGCTATCTATAGCACTATCAACTATTTTGCTAGAGTATTTGCAGTCATTCCAGGCGTTTACCCTATTGTTAATCGGCTCGCTTTTGTTCACTAATTTTGCTTCTAGTAAATGACCTAACTCATGTACCGCTATACTAGTTATATCTTCAGTTCCTTTTGGAGCATGACCGTTTTCAACGTCTTCTCTGCGAAACTTTTTAGTTTGTTTAATGTTATCTGTCCCAAAAAAATCAATATTTATCCGCATAGTGTCTAAAGTAGTGTCCATAAAGGAGTTCACATCAATATCGCTGTTGGAACTAGAAACTGCCTTAATTTCTTTAAGCTGCCCTTTAAGTTCTGGAAACTTTTCAAAAACCTTATTCATTTCAGCGAAAGTTTGCTCCATAGCGGTATCGTCAAGCCCTGTGAGGTCGCAAGATTGCACGCCCCATTTTTGGGTTGCCATATTTTCGCAAGATGTAAGTTTTGCTGATTTTGTAATATTTTCAGCTGTTTGTTGTTTTGGGGAATTTTCCCCACTGGCTTGTTTTGCGTTAGTTTTACTTGCAGAATTATTTTCATTCTCCTGCGTTTCTCTGCTAGTTTCTTCTATCTTCTCGCCTACTTTCCCTTGCAAATCCCCATTCTCGTCAATCGGAACAGCCGCACCGTTTATCGTTATCCATTCTGTATAATCTTCATCTAATTTAACTATACCACGATTATCGCCATTTGTCAAGTGATCTTCAGAATTTTCCACTTTCTTCCCAAGCAAAGCCGCCTTAACTTCCTCAGCCGACAAAATGCCCATATCCAAATAAACCTGCATAGTTTGTGCCTTAATCTGCTCGTTTTGGGCAATTTTACCGTCAATTTCGGCTTGCTCTTTGTCGGTAATGCTCCACAGCGGATTAAACTTTATCCGCCAAAATGGCTCTTTTTCGATTTTCCCATTGTGTAAAAATCCTGTAATAATCACGTCTACAAGCGTATCCAAATTTTTCTTTAGTTGCAAATTTTGAATGCGTTCAACGTAATTATACCAGTTTTCTAAATCGGAATCGCCTGTTGCCGACATTCCTGCTGGCGACCGCCCAAACAGCACCGTTTGCGGAATATTCGTTACCGCCGAAAGCATATTGCACGCTGATTCGGTGGCTTCTTTCAAGCCCGAAAGCGTGGTTGTCTTGAACTCATAACTTTCGCCCTCGCCGTCAATTACTATTGAATTAGTAAATCCTCTTGACATATCGAGCGTTTGCATCCGCTTTAGAACCTCATAGTCGCCGCCGTCCGTTGCCAACATATTTGCAAGTCCGTTCATGGCGTAAACTGGCTGTACGCTGCGTTCAAGTAATTTCACAACGTTTGCGTGCGTTGTTGTCGTTTCTCGCAACTGACGGTGGATGCGGATATATTCGGGAATCCCCCAAAATTGGTATAGCGGATTTGCTGTCATGTTCGGCACAATTCCGTTTTTGAAGATTAGGCAACGGCTGGCGTGAACTTTGAAGTTGTTTATAAAGTTGCCGAAAACCTCGTAATATTGCGGTTTGCCCTCGTGTAGATTCGTATAATCTGGTTGAACTATCGCCCTCTCGAAAATTAGCAAATCTTCAATGCCTTGTATTTGCCTGTAATTTAGCGGTTCGTCTAATTCGCCGCCGTCATCAATTAACATAACGCCCAATGCTCCGCCGAAGAGCCTTGCCCATTTTACGGCTTGCACGGCTTTTTGCTCCCAATCGAGATTTTCCAAAGTGTCCAAAATTAACGTTTTTGCGTGGCGGTCTTCGAACGAGAGGTCGAAACCGTGCTTGTTTGCCTCTTCCGCTGGGGAATCGATTATTTTGGCGAAAAGCCCGTCTGATTCGTAATGCGTTGTTAGTGTCATATCTGGCACGGTTGGCTCTGCGATTGGTTGGTAGGCTGTGCTGTTGTCTTGGGCTGTGCCGTATTTGTTTAGCATATTTATGTAGCCGTCTGTTCTGCGTTTCATAAAATTTTGTCCTTTCTGTGGTATTCCAAAAACGTACATTTTTAATACAATTTCCGCCTTTTTTAACTAATCAACGCCCTAATATTAAACATATTCCGCAACTCCAACTCCATGAACGCCGTACTGCTTGCGTCCACCATATCCTTGAATTTGCTTTCTGGGAAACTTTCTAGTTGCGAAAAATACATATCGTTCCAATCTGCCGCCAAAATGTCAATGTTGCCAGCTTGCCATTGTGCCGCCATTGGCTCGGCTCGACTTTCCTTGCTGCCGCTTTCGGGCTTGATTTTCACGTTGAAACCTGCAAGTAACTTTGTGTAACTTTGTGCTTGCTCTTTTCCCGCTTGCCCTGGGTCTTGTGGTAAGCAAATTTTTACTCTCTTAAACTTTGCCAAATCCGCCTGTGCTGTGTGTTTGACCAACTGGCGAACCTCGCTTGCTTGCTTGCGAACGTTTATCACATCGGCGACAATATAGCTACCATTTTTGCGTTTGCCGATTAGCACACTGGCTGTGCTGGCGGATTCCTCGCCTGTGCTTGCGGCTAAATCCCAGCCACGCACCCATTCTACTACATCGCTTGGAATAACTTGCAAAATGTTTCCCACTTGCGAACGCTTGAAATACAGCCCTGCGGCGGCTCTGATGTTCCAGTTGCCGTGGAGTAACTGCTCACGTTCAACGGTTGGCAAGTTCATAAGGTTTGCGTAATATCCTGGGTCGGTTTGCATTAAAATTTGGTTGTCTTCCAATTTGCTGGCAACGAACGTGAAACTTTTCGGCAACAACAGCTGTGCGGCGCTTGCTAGATTTTGTTGCTCGCAAATTTCTTCATACGAATCCGCCCAGATTAGGTTGTCGCCGTCTCTTATAAACCAGCGAATAACGCCGCTCCGTTCGGCTATTGGATAGCCTGTTTCTTGGTCAATCCACCACGAAATCAAGTTTTTAACCCAACTATCGGGGTCGGGATTGCACGATGCACGAATATATGGGCGAACTCCGCAAGTGGAGCGGTTTCTTGACATCATGTAAAAAAATTGGCTTTCTGTGAAATGTGTCAACTCGTCAAACATTAACAAAGGTATCTGACTGCCTTGAAAATTCAGCTTGTCTTTTTCAAGCATCATGTGGGCGAAAGTTACCTTTGCACCGCTCTTAAATCGCCAATGCCTTGTTGGTGTTACACGCGGCTCTGCTCCGAGATTTGGATAAACCTCAAAACTTGTGTCCCATAGGCCGCCAGCGTTTGTTATGTGCGTTGATAATTGCCGAAAAATAACCGCCTCAAAATGCGGATTTCCCACGTGATACAGGGCTTCGAGTAGCAATGCGAAAGTTTTGCCGCCGCCAGCCGCTCCGCCGTAAAATGCAATATTTGCCTTGCTTTTCAAAAAGTCTTGCTGTGGACCAGATTGGGGACGAACATGGTTAATTTCGCTTGTCATGGTTAATCCTCTTTTTGCGGCAAATAAATTTGTGGCAAATGTAGCATTTCAATGGGATTGCCGTCTTTGCCCGTAATTTCTGCTTGTAATTCTTGCCGTTGACTCCATTCTTTGGTTTGCTTGAAACGGTTGTTTAGCCAGTACATTATCGCCATTGTGTCGGGCTGTATGTGCCGCTTGTTGGTGCGAGTTTCCTTTATGCGTGGCGTGCCGTTTGTGTCGTGTTCTATGATTTGCTGGGCTTCCGTGATTTCGTAGCCTAAAGCCTTTTGATACAGCGTTTTTATGACTTGTGCATCGGCTTGCTCTTTGCCCAGCCGCTTGGATTCGCCGAAACTGGTCAGCACTTTTTCTCCATTTTCCTCTCGCCAACTCCAGCGAAAAATCGAGTTTCGAGAAACGCCAAAGGCTTTTGCGATTTCTTCGTCCGTTGCACCCTTTATTGCAAGCGAAAACACCCACGCATCGTGATAATTTGGGTCGTATTTGTATGCTGTTCGCTTGCGTTTTTTGCTAGATTTATCATCTTTTTCCGCCATAAAATCACCTACTTCGTTAGATAATCTTCACATAATTTTTCCAATCCGCTGATTAAATCTGAAATTTCGCCTTTGCTCTGCACTTTTTCGAGTGCTTTTTTTAGAATTTTTGCCGTCTGCACAGGAATTTTATTGTTGCCAATAACGGTTTCAATGGGAACTCGCCGCTTGCCGTTTTCCTCGTCTTCCCAAATTTCAGACAAATCTGTAAGATTTTTCTCGAAAACTTTCAAGATAATATTTATTGCGGTTGCTACGTTCTTAACATTATGGGAAGATGCCGCTATTTCCTGTGAATCTAGCCAACTATCGTATTCTGACATTTTGGCAAGCCAAATTTCGTTGGAAGATTTACATTGCTCCATTGCCGTATTTATCACAGATTTTGCCGTTTCTAATTCGCTTGGCAAAAATACTATACTTAAAACTTGGAAATTTAGGCTCGCTTCCGAGATGCTAAATGGATTGAATTTGTCCAGTAATTCAAGGGTTTTGTCGTCTAATCCGCTATATTTTTTCAAATCGGTATCTAAAATTTTTTCGTAAAGTTGCTTTAATGTGGCTGGGTCGTCTTGTCCTGCGATTGCGTTGTGGCTTAACTGAATGGCTATTTTCTGCTCTTCTGTGAGCAGTGTGTCGGTTGCAAGACAGGTAATTTTTGGTAAGCCAACCTCGATTGCGGCGCGTGTGCGGTGGTTGCCCGATAAGCACAAAAAGCCGTCATTTTCTTTGCACAAAAAAGGCGTTGAGGTTAATTTTCCGTCTCTACGCACATTTTCTACTAGCCTATTAAATTCTTCGTGTTTCATGTATCTTGCATTTTGCTGTAATAGCTTGATTTCTCGTGGGTCAATCTCGATTGTGAATACGTTCATGTTTCGGCTCTCCCCTCTGTTTTTGCGTGTTTGAGTTTCCATTCTGCTAAACCCTCGGCAAGTGTCCATTCGCCCATTTTTTGCCCATAATTTAACTTGTAGCCGCTATTGTAGTAAATTTCGCTCATATTGGTAGAACTTGCCTGCCCGTCCAACAGGCGGGTACCGTCTAACTTACTTTTGTTCAGCAATTTGAACAATCCTCGATATTTCATGCTTACAGGATTTTTGGAAAATGCCGTTGTAACTAACGAACAAACTCGTTTTCTTGTCAGATTTTCAGCCAAAAGCTGGCTTTCTTTGCTAAGAGCGGCGTATAAAACTAATTTTGACAACCGTTTATATTTGCTCGGTGCAATGGGAAAATCGCTCAACAAGTACATTGTGGGCGTTTGTATGTGTGTTTCCCAGTTGCTTAACGTCGGGCTTGCACTAAATGCAAACACGCCAATTAGCTTGTTGTCAACTGTAACGCCATAACTGGCGGTTTCCGCTCCTGGCTTGATATGTGGGTTCATATATTGCGAACGGAGTGCTTGAAAATTCTCGGATTTTAACTTTATTAGTTGAATTTTGTCGCTGATGTCCTCATTCTCGGAAATTCTTTCAACCAACAGCGGAGCAATTTTTTGATTGGGAAGAATAATGCGGCGGTTTTGCGTTTTTGAATAGATATACAGCGGAACGCCACGGTTTGTAGTTTGTGCTATTCCGCTTAAATATTCTCGGAACTCTGGCAGTTCGTCATTTGTGCCGAACATAAAAAACCGACGGTTGGTTAGTTTTTGGAACATCGCCAAAATTTTATCTTTGTCAATCATGTCGTATTGTGGCGGTTGCCAATCGATTATTCCCTCTATTGCCTTGAACATTTTCTCGTAATCGCCAGAATAGAACGGCGGATAACATATAAATGCGGCTTCTTGCGGCGTGTTATCAACCATTTCACAAACATCTCCTGCGAAAAACGATTTGAGAAAAGGCTGTATATTGCTGATTTTCTCGTAAGTTTTGTGGAACATCGTTTCCCATTGGCGGATATGTTCGTCAATCATTTTTTTGTAATATTCGTTGGGCTTGCTTGTCAGATAAACTGCCATTTTAGAGAGCAACAAGGCAACCGTTATAATGCTTGCACCGTCTTTCATATAGTTTTTCACAAAGGACATTTCGCCTGTATAATTTTCGTTAAATTTGGCGTTCAGCGGTTGCCCTGAAAAATAATTTCCCAAAAGACAGCTGTAAATTGTAACATCGTTGCTGTGCAAATTGGCGGTTGCCTGCCCGTCCGGCAGGCGGGTGATGTTGGTTAAAACTCGCTCTATTGTGAAATTGCCAGAGCAGCCTATGTAAATATCGGAAGTTTGCCAATTTTTGACAATATCTCCCAAAATTTGCTGTACAGGCGTTGGAATACTGCCCATGAACATGATAATCTCTCCCTTTATGAAAATGAATAAGCGGATAGCAAGGTTTGCACTTGCGTTTACAGATTGGAAATCTATTGTTTTGCGTTAAACTATATCCGCATGAGAGGCTTCCCGCCTGCCAGCGGGCAGGTTAAGCCCCCTTTGTTAAAATAAATTTAGCTGTACATTTTCTGTAACCTGCCCGTCCGGCAGGCGGGCAGGTTTTATTTTTGGCTTTGGCTTTGGCGTTTTTGCAATGGAAATATCGGATAATTCTAAAATTTGCTCGCCAGTTTTTGCTTGCCACCATTCGGCAAACATTGTGCGATGACACCAGTTTTCTTCGCTTGTTCGTATATCTTCGTAGCAGAGCAGCACCACATCATGCTCTAATTGTTCAAATTGCTGCAACTGTTCTCGGATTTTTTGAACGCCGACTTTTTCCAATATCTCAAAATATTTTTGTTGGAATGCGGCTTTGTCGTTGTCGTATTTGCCGAGTAATCCTGTGGGCATTATTTCTTTTATTGCACCTGCTAGGCTGTAGCCGAGTTGCCAGCGTGGCGTGCCTAGGGAAATTCTGACCGCCGTGTAAGTACCTTTTTGCAATTCCTTGTTTGAAAATCTGCTTGTGAAAATTGACATTTTAATTCTCCTTTTTCCAACAGGTAAGTTGGAGTTTTATTTAGGATAATTATATCACAAAAAGCCGATAAAGTCAACAAAAAAGTTTGATTTTCTAAGAAATTTTTTCTAAAAATTACTTGGCGGATTGCCTTTTTTCGGTGTGCCATTTGGCGATTTCAATTATTACAGATTACATTATGAAACAGATTTATTATCGTGTCAATATCATGTTTTTATCAAGGTGTTTATAAAAATTGCAAGCCGAAAACTCCGAAAAACAGCACAGCAAGGTTTTCGCAAGCGGTATCAATATCACGATAAACCGTTGGTGGAGATATAAATTCTTGCTGTGCAAGTTCTTCGATGGTTGGTTTTGGCTTGTCGGCAATGTATAATGCGTGAATAATGCGATATTGCCGCATTGTTTCTGGTTTGTCGGAAATTTCGCAAGTCTGTTTATAGATAGCAAGCATTTTGTCCATGTGGTTGATTAGTGCTTGCGTTTTGATAACGCTGTCAAACAGGCTTTCAATGCGAAATTTATACTCGGCGGTTTCAATCATTTCTAGCAGTTCTTTGATAGCTGTATCGCTGGGCATTTGCGAGGATTCGTATTCGGTATTTTTTGCGTGGCGTGTAATATCTCGATATTTGCTGAGAAGTAGACGGATATTTGCTCGCTTTTTGTTGTGTCGAGCCTTGATTAGCTTGGATTCCTCGGCTTTTAGGGTTGTTCTTATGTGGTCGGTTATTTGTTGCAATTCTTCTTTTGACATTTTTAGCACCTCATGTTATGATTTATTTGCCTGCCCGCCAGCAGGTGGGGTGCTTGTGTGGCAAACATAGAGCATAGGGCGGCTTAACAGTTGCCCTTTTTGTTATCCTCTTCGTAATAATGACAAAGTGCGGTGTCTTCGTCTAAAACCCTAGCAAAATACCTAGATTCTTGACACCAACAAATTTGTACGTTTTGAGGAACTGCCGTTGTTGAGTGTTTGCAATTTGTGCATTTTTTACCAAAATTTTTGTGTACCATGGTTGGGTTATCGTGTATGTTGCCTTTTATTTCGTATTCGCCTGTTACTATACCTAAGTCAACGCCAGAGAGTAATCCGCTACCATCGTCAAGCATTAGCATATATTCGCCTGTTTCGTCCTGTTCTACAATGTAGAGTAATTCGCTTAAAAGCGGTGCGGCTAGTTTGATTAAATCTCCTGTGAAAATTAGTTTGCCGTTTTTGTCTTTATGCCCTGTGTAGATGCCTATTGTTGCAGGGTCTATTTCAACGGCGGCACAAAGGATTGGTGTTCCAAAAGGTATTTGTGCTGACAAAAGCTGACCCCATGGTGTTTCGTAATCTATTGCTATTGCTATTGCTGGTAATTCTTCATGTTTTGATACTATGAAATAACCGCTTGAGAGTTCTGTTGGCACAAGTAGGTTGCCATGTACCCAATGTTTTGGTTTTTTTTTGCTTTTGGCTCGGTATAAGTGTTGTTTGTTATTCATACTTTTACTCCTTTCTTTATGCAGCCTGACAGGCAAGTTTTCTTACAAATTTGTTGATAAAATAAATTTGCCCTTTTCCTGTAATTTTTGTGGTTTTTGTGATTACAACTGTGCCGTCAGCGTTTAGACGACTTCCCTCTTTAATTTCCATTATGCCCAACTCCATTGATTTTTGGGTTGGACTGTTGTAATCGCTACCTTTGCGACTTATCAAGTAACCATGCACTCGCAACCACTCAAACAGGCGGTTTTGCCCCATGTTTTCAACGCCGTTTTGTTTTAGGATTTTTGCCATTTCGCCGATTAGGATTGATGTATCGCTTGCCGCTACGCTGTCGGCAAATAGGGCTTTGGGTTGCATTTCTTCCACTTTGGTTTGCAGTTCTTGGTTGTCAACTTCGAGACGTTTAATTTTGCCGTCTGCCATTTTTAAGGCTCTTGCCATTAATAACTCGGGGCTGTTCCAACTTTCTTCGACCTTGATTAGATATTGGCGTATTGCCTTGCCTTTTTCGTTTCGTTGTAGCATTGCAATCTCTTTGGCAGTGGCTATGGTTAGAGCATGGTCGGTTTTCGTATAAACTCTATTATTGACCATGTTCTCAATTTTGAGAGTATGGTAATCGATATTTTCGGTAAACCCATATTCTCGCATTCGTGGAAACCAATCTTCATACTTAGTTTCAATCTCCAAAAATTGGTGCAGGTCTCTGCCATTTACGAGGGGTTGCTCGCTATCATAGTGGATTTTTAATAGTTCGTTCATTATGCTACCTTCTTTCTTTATTTGTTTATTTTTGTGCTAACATTCGTCCAAGCAACAGAGCGGATATAAAGCTGAACAAGGTTATTACTTCTCTTGCAGTGTTACCGTTGGATGGCTCGAAAAACATTGATATAATTGTTATTATTGTCAACAGAGCGATTATTACGTAAAATAGCGTGTTTAGCGGGTCTTTGGGCGGTTTATTATCGTTATTTATTTGTATGTTCATTGAAATCACTCCTTTTTGCCAAAAACTTCCTTTATTGGCTTTTGTTCAAACATTTCACAAGTAAAATGGAAGTCTGTTACGGTGTGTACCTTGTGTTTCGTACAAGCATATTGAAAGCCGTCAGTGCAAGTTTCCAAACGTATAAACTTGCAAATTCCACATTGTTTTTTTACTTCTCTTGGCTTTGGTTTAGGGCGTTTGCCCAAAAGATAGCTTAACAAATTTATTTTTTCGCTTTTATAGTAGCTTTTTCTGCTGCTGTAATCTCGTATCTCTCTTACTAAATAAGCTAAACCCCAAATTGGAACAAACACGGTAAACACACTAAACATGATTGCGATACCTTCATCAAATTTGAAAACGCTCACTAAAGTGTAGACTATCGCATTTGCTAGATGTACGCCCAATATTGTTAAGGTTACTATTGTGTACCATTGCATTAAAATCACTCCTTTTTTACCGTTATCCATTTTGTGCGGTTTTTGTAATTTTTGAGTTCGGTGCGACAAGTTTCGCAGGTAACAAAACCATCTGTGCGTGGGTTAGATAAACATTTATTACACAGGTTTAGTCTATTGGCTTTTTCGTTTAATTTGCGTTTGTATTCTTTGGCGTAATTGCGTTGTTTATCGTAAGCTGTATAGGCTTGTTTGGGCTTTCTTTTAGGATTTAGCATGGTTTCCCCCCTTATTGCCTGTCTTGGCAATATTCTTTTTGCTGTGTGTTGCAATAACTACGCCGTCTGCCACCGCAACGTGGATTTTTGCAAGTGGTTGATTTAATTTCGAGGATATTTTCAAGGTTATTTTGCTCTGTTTGGGTTGTTTCTGTTGGTTCTTCTGTAATATTTGTTTCAAGTGCCTTTATGGGGGGATTTTTTAGCAAATTTAATAGCCTATTTTCTGCTTGTGTTCTTGCACGTTGCCAATCGTACTCGTCTATCGCTATCGAATGGACAAGTTTTGTAGGTTTAGGTTGTTTTTTATGTTTTTTGCGTTTATGTTTTTTGTGCATTTTTAGCCCTCGCTTTCGATTTGCAATAGTTCGGGATTATCATGTACATTGCCAATAACCCTTAACAAGGTTACATTGCTTAAAACTGTGCTATTGCCGTTTAACCAAGATATATGTGTACAAATTAAATTTGCTTTCATTCCGCTAGCGTAGGTATTGCACCAGTCCTCAAACATTTTTGGTCGACAATGACCATGCTTAACAACTCCAGTAGATGTTCCTAATAAATTTTGTACAATATCACCCACAAAAATCAATTTACCATTTTCGTAAAAAATTGAATTGTCCTTTCTTGCGAATATCCCTGTACTTTGCCCTATTGTTGCAGGGTCAACTGGAAACCATAAACATTCGTCATCCAATTCGGCAATATAATAGCAATCGTCTTTTGAATCTGGCAAAATTAGACTGCCAATGCACCAATCGCCGCCACTTTTCTCTCGGAATAAATATCTGTCAAAATTTTGATTATTCATGTTGTACCTCCGTTAATTCTAGTTGCCCCGTAATTGGGGTTTCAATTTCCTGGTTCAACCAATATCTCCAAAAAGACCAGTTATTGCAGGTATCGTTAATGTCGCAATAATTGTCCTCTGCATCTTCCCTTAAACAGCCACCTAGTTGACGTTTGGGGTTATTTTGCTGTGCCATATAGTCAACGCCAAAAAATATGCAGGTGCGGCAGGTGGGTTTGCCTACATACCCTTCTGCCAGTTTTACAATTTTCATGTTAATTCCTCCAGTTTTTCCCACATCAATATAATGGGTGTGTTTGGTATTTTTCCGTCCTTACCTTTTAAAGTAATAGGTACAGGTATCATATTTTCATAATTTTCAATTTCTTTCCATTGGCGACACCAGTTATCCCATTCTTTAATCCATTTATGGCGACAGCACATTAATTTATCCCAAGCTGGCACAGCGTACTCGCAAATACCACAATTTTGAGCGACATAGCCATTTCTGTTTTTGATGCCTCTATATCTTTTTTTCATTTTTAATTTCCTTTCCTGCGTTGCCCCTATGCCTTTATAATCCGCAACTCTAACGAATAATCTCTCCTAAAATGCTTAGCTTTCCAGTTGAAAAGTTGGGTTGTTACGCCTTTGACATCTTCTGCCCATATGTGGTCATTTTTGTCGATAACCTCAAAATCTGCTATGTAATAGCCAATCAACTTATTATTTTGGGAATAAAGTGCATATTTGGGCTGCATTCTAAACGATTTTATTTCGCCAGCTTTTTGCAATAGTTTTAGTTCTTGGTAGCGGTGCGCTTCGGCTTTGCTTGCAAATTTGATTCCGTCAACTTCGGTGCGTATGTTGCCGTATTTATTTGTTCTACTCAAACCCAACAAAATCAACTCCTCCCGCTTGTTACAAGTCTAGCGTTTCAAAAAGTTGAGCTTGCTTTTGTTGGGCTTGTGATACTCGGTAGCTTGGCAAAGTTAGCTTGATTGTTGAACACATCTCGGAAATACGGTTGTAGATGCGTTCGTCTTCGTCCAATAGATTAGTTTTTTGGTCAATTATTTTTAGGTTGTCGCGCAATTTTTGGTCAACAAAATTAGTTGTTATTATTAGCGGTTTTTTGGCTCGGTAGCGAGTATCAATTAGGCTTAAAATTTGCGAATATGCGTATGCGTTTTTGCTTTCTGTGCCTAGTTCGTCAATCACTAGCAAATCGGCGTGTTTTGCGTATT